TCTCATCAAAGAGGATGCCAAGAAGGTATTCGCCAATCCCGATGATTTTGCAGAGCCGATCGTTTACTACAAGCGGAACGGTCGGTCTCGCAAGATTGATGCGGTGGTTGTGCGCGAGGCCCTTGGCATCCTTCCCGAAGATGGTGACGTTGTTTATCCAGTTTTCGAGATACACGTTGCCAACGATGAGGCTGAAGGCATTGCAAGCGACGAATTGAATCTAGGCGGCGACGAACTAGAATTTGCGGATCGAGTTGGTCAACCTGTTAAACGGCACTCGATCCTAAGACTCACTAGCCATGATGAAGGGATGTTGATTCTCGAATGCCGGTAGCAGTTGTCGAAACGATCGCTCTTGCTCTCAAGTCGCGTCTCGATGCGATGGTTGGCAGCGGTTCGTACTCGACGGTTATCAGCGAGGTGCAGCGTCCAAAGCGGTTCGCAGATTTTACGCCAAGGCATAACCAGATCGTCTTGACGCAAGGGCCATTGGATCGAGTCGGCGAGTTAGATAGGCCAGGCAGTCCGCCTGCTAATGCCTATCGGCAAACCTTCAATATCCATTGCCATGTCATGCAAGACGAGCGAGGGCAAGAGGCTATCGACGAAATGCTAAATGCTTTCCATGCCGACGTTGTAAAAGCGATTGCAAGCGGCTCGTCTACTTGGCATACTTTCGGCGGCAATGCTATCGATGCGGTGTTTGGCAGTGTACAATTCATCGCGGCGGATGGCGGGATCGATGGATTGACTGTCCCTTTGCAAATTACTTTCAGGGTCTCGGAAGATGATCCAACGGAGCTTCGGAACTGATGCTAAAAATCACAGTTGACGAAGCCTCTGTCCGGCAAATGAAAAGCAACCTCGGTGCGTTTGGCGATCATTTGCCAAGGCACTTGGCTACAGCGGTTAATCGGACTGCAAAGACTGTCCGAGTGCAAGCAGCAAAGGCACTCAATCCGCTCGTCAACCTCAAGCTTTCAAGTGAGAACAAGGGCGTAGCCAAGCCGATCAACAAAGCGGCAACGCTTAAGAAAACAATCAAGCAAAAGAACAAAGCCGAGCCCGGTAACGCAGGCGTAACGATTGGTCTTTGGGAAGGTCATCACTTCCCGGTTCGGATGCATGAGGCTAAGTCCTACAGCAAGAAGCGACGAGGCAAGAGGCAGAGTCTCGGCGTTCAATACAAGACGCACATGGGCGGCGGGTGGACTGTAATCTCCGATGGGTTCATTCAATCGCGATGGCGTGGCGATGTTTATCGGCCAGCGAGTGAAGGGGCTAGGAAGCTTGTTCGGGTGCTTGGTAAGCGACCAGGCGATTACTTTCGCGAAGGCAACATCGGGACGATCGCAGCAGATACAGCAAGGGAGCGACTCCCAATTGAAATCAATAGGCGGCTTAGAGAAATCATTCTTGCGGCCAGTGGACAGATCAGGCTAAGAGCATCAAGGGAGCTAGGTAAATGACGCTACTGAAACGCAAGCGAGTATTGGCGGCAAAGATCGAAGCAACACCGGGAACAGCGGAGGCTCTCACAGCATCCGAAGCGGCGTTCAATTGCTATGACATTTCGATCCAAACCGAAACGGAGCTAGAGGCCAGGGAAGGTCAAGCATCCTTCGGTATGCGTGCTTCGGTGCCCGGCAACTACAAGGGCCGGTTGACTTTCAAGCATGATGCCTCTTGGGATGGTACGGCTACGGAGCCATCATGGGCCGATACATTTTTGCCTGCTTGCGGTTGGGTCAAGTCGGGTCAAGTGTTCACCCCTCGGACGGAAGCCCCTGGGACGAACGTAAAGACACTTACGATGGCCGTGTATATCGACGGAGTGCGAAAGCTTTTGCGTGGTTGCGTTGGGACTTTCAAGATCAATTGCCCAACAGGGAAGGCGGCTTTCCTTGAGTTCGATTTCATGGGTGTTTGGGATAGTCCAACTGATACGGCTATCCTTGTGCCAACCTATCCGACTGCAAGCCCATTGCGGTTTGCATCCTCAACGACGACATGGAACAGCGTGGATCTTGCTGTCGAGAACATGACTCTCGATGCGGGCAATACGATGATGCTTCGGGAGGACTCCAGCAACGTCGCAGGGCTCAAGTGTGGACTCATTACCAACAGGCTCATCAAGGTTACTGGCAACCCAGAGGCCAAGCTTGTTGCTACCAACCCGGTTTATGCCAAGATGCTCGACATGAGCGAGCATGTTTTGACTTGGGATCTTGATGGGCCTACCAACAGCAAGATAACGATCGCTTGCCCAAAGGCTCAGATCGTCGGCTTGACTGAAGCGGATCGCGAAAACATGGTCACTGACGAAATCGAGTGGCAAGCAAATCGAAACGGCTCATCCGTCGATGAGGAATGCTCGATCACCTTTACAGCAGCAACTTAATAGGCATCGGAGGTAACGTGCCAATTTTCTTGGAACCAGATCAAAGCTTTTCGGTGGTGCTTGCATCCGACAAGGACAAGCCTATCGAATCGCGGCCAGTGTTTCGCGTCAAGTCTCAATCGATGCGGCATCAACGCAAGCTACTTGAGGTTATCGACATCATTCACAAAGATGGAGTGACTGTTGACGAAATCTTCGATGCAACCATCGAGCAACTCAAGCGGGTTGTTTGTGGTTGGTCGAACATGGGGCAACCGTTTAGCGTTGATGCTCTCGATGATGTGTTGACGTTTAGCGAGGCTAGAGAGTTGCTTTCGCTGTGTGCGTACAATCAACGAATGGACGACTCCGAAAAAAAAGACTGAGAGTCGCGGCATTGATACGGCAGGGATTGCTCTGTCGGCATTGCAGCGACAAAGAATGCAAGGACAAAGGTACGAGCCATGAACCGATCGAGATCGAATGCACAGCTTGCAACGGTGGCGGATGCGACCAATGCGATCAAGGCATCTTTCGGGTTGAAGGTTGTCCGAATCGATATTGCGATGGGCTCGGGCAGTTCGTCGAGTTGGTTGACCTTTTCGATGAGGGCTTGCCACCTGTAGCGGGCGGGGCTCTGGATCAGGCGGTCAGTTTCCTTGAGGCGGCAAGACGGTTTAAGCACGAAGAACAACGAGCAAAAGCGGAGAGAAACTAGATGGCAGGCGATGCGGTCAAGATCGTTATAGCGGCGGAGGATAAAGCATCCGCACAGGCGATGAGCGCAGCAAAAAACATCGAGGCATCCGTCAAAGGTATCAAGGAAACCGGCCAAAAAGCTAAGGCATCGACTGAGTTCATCGGTATTCTTGCTGGTCAATTGGGAGGAGGTCAGCTTGCGTCGGCGGCTCAGCAGTTCGCACAGATTACCGAGAAAGTAGGCCAGTTCGCCGAGGTCCAAAAGCTAGGCGGAGTCGGTGCCAATCTGTTTAGGGCTGGTCTTGGTGCTCTTGTCGGCGTTATGTCGTTTCAGCTTGGAAAGTCCATCGGCGAAGCGATATTCGGCGTTCGGGAATTGAAGGATGAGTTGGCTGAATCGCAACTCGAAATCGATGGGTTTATCTCAAAGATGAACGACCTATCGAATCGAAAGTTCAAGGAACAGCTTGAGGATATTTCGCTGATACGCGATCCTGCCAAGCAACAGAATGAAGCGGCAGCGGCATTCCAGGCGATCCAAGATCAAATCAATCAGGCTTACGATGTTTTTCACCACAGACAAACGGAACTGGAAAAGCTTCGCGGCCAGTTCGATCCGTTTGGCGATAATACAGACGCGATCAACCAGTTGCAGCTTGAGGCCAATGCACAGAATGAGATAATCGCTAATCTCGAAAAGCAAAAATGGGCGTTGTCTGATCTTTATGGCGAGCGAGCCAACGGCATCAAGCAGATCAAAGATCAGCAAAAAAAAGAAGATGAGGCAACAGCAAGAGCCAAGCAGAATCATGCCTCCGTGGTTTCGCAACTACGCAAGGCAAACTACCAATACATCGAACTCACAAAAGGCATTGAAGCAGCAAGACAGGCTCAGCTTGCTGACGAGGGCATAACGGGCGTTGATGCTCAGCGAATTATTCTGGCCGAGCGTGCAGCGGACGTTGCCAAGAAAAACGCCGACGACAAAAAAAAAGCCGACGACGACGAGCAAGCAAGGCTCAAGCGCGTTGCTGACTTGCAAGCTAGTGAGACTCAGCGACTCGAAGAACAAAGAATTCTTTTGACGCAAGGGGAAGAAGCGGCGAATCGCTTTAGGCTCGTGCAAGAGGGGCTGTCTGAAGATGCGGCGGCTCGGATCGCAGCAGAGCAAGCGGCATTGGACAAGCAAAAGAAACAAAGCGAGCTAGCCAAAAAGCTATCAGAAAAGGCTCAATTGATGGCAGTCGAACAGCGGCTAGTTATGCGCGGTGCATCCGAGGACATCCAAAAGGACATCGCAAGCAATACGCTCAAGACTGTCGAAAAGCTTGACCAAGTAACCGAAGCAATCAAGGCCATGCCGAAACAAGACAACCGAAATAACTTTCAGTTGGAGCTCATAGGATGAGCAACATCATCGAAGTAACTGAAATGTGGAGTAAGCCGGTTTCATCGGTAACGCTATCGGACAATTTCCGCAAGCGACAAATCAAGCTTCAGCGAGCATTCCAGATCCTCACAACTCCACAGGCCAAGGAGGTGGATTGCTATTCGTCAACTGGCATCCTGGAGGGGGATCGATTTTCTGATGATTTCCCGTATGCGTTCGCGGACAACTTTTCGTTGAGCCGGCAAAGCCTTATCCTGTGGCAACTAAACATTGACTACACCGGCGAACTAGGGCCAAGCGAGAACGAGGACAATCCGCTATTTGCTCCTCCCAGGATCGATTGGGACGACGTTGAAACTGAGGAGGAGATTGATGAGGACTGGGACGGAAACCCTATTCAAACGGTCAACGGTGAGCCCATCGAGGGCGTCAAGACGCTACTACCAGATCAGACGGTTACAATCAAGCGAAACATGCTGATGTTCAATCCGTTTGTCCAAGGGGCATACAGGCGAAGCGTCAACAGCGATGTTTTTTTAGATTGGCCACCAGGCACAGCAAAGCTTATGAAGCTTTCCGCGTCCAACGTGGTCACGCCTCAGCTTGCATACTGGGAAGTAACCGGACAGATCCGATTCAGGTATCCTTACCGAACGACGAACGAACGGGCTTGGTATCGAAGGGTCCGGCATCAAGGATACTACAAACGGATCACGACAAGCAATAATCAAACGCAGATAGTTCGAGCACTCAAGGGTGGTGAGCCGACGAATCGTCCAGTGTTGCTCGATGCTCAAGGCTTTGAGATACCACAAACCGAAGGCCAGCAAGTACAGGCACATTGGCTAGAGTTCAAAATTTACAATCCACTACCTTATGGAGCATTGGGGCTACTATGACAACGATACCGAATACAACTATCATCCTCCCTCCCGAGGTCATCACAAACTACACGATTGCCGGTAATGCGGACATCGCAACGACAAAGCTAGCCCAGCGAGTGCTTGCTGAGTCGGTCATTCCATTAACGCAGGCTAGGGTGTGGGATGCGGTGCAAACCAACCTACCAGCGACACCGGCCAGCGATGATTTAGGCATCATTACAGGCACTTGGGGCACTAACCCGGTCAGAATTACGGCTGGTGACGTAAAGGCTCTAGGATCAACGACTAGACGCCTCTATTTGGCCATTCCGATCCCTGCCAACTATGAAGACGGGCAAACGATCCAACTTAGGATCAGAGCCAAGATGGAAACGACGGTTGCCGATGGCACTTGCACGATTGACGCGGAGGCTTACGTCGGCTCGGATGGTTCGCTTGGCTCGGACCTGGTGACAAGTCCAGCAGCCTCGATGAATTCACTCACGGCTGCCAATTACGATTTCGCGATCAATGC